AATCGCTGACGCCGACTGATGAAGCTGGCGATGGAACCCGTACTCAAGACACAGATGGAACTCGAAGCGCACGAGAAGGAGTGTGCTATCCGGTATGCTGCTGTCCAAGAGAAACTCGACAGCTTGGACAAGCGCATGTGGCGGCTTGAGGCGATGATTATGGGGAGTACGGTCTTGGTCGTAGCTATGGTCGTCTCCGTATTTATGGGAATTAGGTAATAATGGCTCAAATAGCACAAGAACAATCTGACGCACTAGCCCAGCTTGCTACCACACCTGCTGCATTGACAACCACCCCTATACTGCAGGGTGAAGGTCCGGGCGAAACCTTAGAAGCACCTTTGGCCGAAGGAGAGGGAACTACAGTCGATCCTACTCTGATGGATACGGCATCTATACCTACCATACAGACCCCTACCGCAACTCCGGGTGCAGGACAAGTAGCAACCACAGCGACATCACTTTCCGGCCTTGAGGCTCGTACTTTTGCTGGGGCAACATCCCAGTTCAACATGAATAACTTGATTGATGTTGATGACGTATCAAGTCAAACCCTCTCTTCCGGTGCTTTAGCTGATGCTGCGACACAAGAATTATCAGAAAAAGCTACTGTAAAGTATCAGCTATCAGAGTTGTTTTCCGGAATAGAAGAGGGCAAACCTCTCCCTGCGTGGGCATCTCCTGCAGTGCGCAAAGTCACTGCTGTCATGCAACAGAGAGGCTTGGGTGCATCCTCTATGGCCGCAGCAGCCATGACCCAAGCTGTCATGGAGTCAGGGGTGTCGATTGCATCCCAAGATGCTCAGATGTACGGGGCAATACAGCTTAAAAACCTCGACAATCAGCAGCAAGCTGCCCTGCAAAATGCGCTGCAAGTAGCGGCGATGGACAGACAAAACGCTGACGCTAGAACTAAAGCAGCCATATCGAATGCACAAGCACTGCTGTCGATTGACTTGAAAGAGCTTGACGCACAGCAGCAGTCTAACTCACTGCGTTACAGTGCAATCACACAGGCTGCACTGGCAGACTCTGCGGCAGAGAACGCCCGTGTGCAGTTGAATGCAAAGAATGAACTTCAAGTAGAAGAATTTTTTACTGAACTTGGCGTGCAAATTGACACTGCCAACATCAACAGGGATGTCGCTCTGCGCCAGTTCAATGCCAACCAAGCAAACGCCTACAAAGAATTCAACGCCACAGTCAACGATCAACGAGAAAAATTCAACGCAAACATGAAGTTTGCAATCGATCAGTCAAACGCGCAGTGGCGAAGGACTATCAATACAGCGAACACTGCTACCCTCAATGAAGCAAATAGGATAAATGTTCAGAACACATTCAATGCTAGTCAGACGGCATTGAACCAGTTGTGGCAGCAGTACAGAGACAACGCTACGTTTAACTTTACAGCCTCTCAGAGTGAGTTGCAAAGAAAGCACGAGGCGGCACTCAAAGCTCTCGAAGTATCGGCTAACAAAGAAATGTATAGCGACCAGCAAAAGTCTGACATTGCAAAAACGATAATCAAAGTTATAGGAGCGTGGTAAAATGGCGTTCGGTTTAGGTGACGGTGTAGGTAATTTTTTTGATGTTGCGTTTAAGTTTATTCAAACAGGTGCGAAGGTTTTAGAAGAAGAAGAAGAAAAGGGATTTGTCCAGAAACGGGAAAAACTTAGGCTTGACTCCAACATACCCATGCCTAGAGCGCAGCTTCGTGAGATGGACGCCCCTATCGGTATGAAACCTGCTACCATACAGGCCGCTGCACGTTTCTTTGCAAACAATCAGGCACGGGACACAAACATCAATTCTATCAAGGCAGAGAGATTTAAACCTTCTAGGAGCCGTAAGATTGCTCCCACGGGTACGACTATGAATGTATCCTACAACGCCTCTCCCTCAGTGGGTAGCGCCCGCACAGCGCGTGTAAATCGATCAACATTTCGTTCTAGGGTATAAATATGTTTCAGGGTGCTGATAAGACCGAATTCAGGAGAGGCAACTTGGAGTCTCGCGACAGGTTTGCTGCCGCTCCTCCGGGCATATCCTTGACAACTGACAACGAGAAGTGGCCGTGGGGTAACCCGCCACAGGAAGTTGATGTCGATGTGATCCTAGAACAAGCTACGGGTCGCATTGAAGACGACGATATATTCCGGGATGAACTTTTCAAGATACTGGCAGCAGGCATAAGTGTCGAACACATCGTAGAGGCGTGGGTTATCGACGGTTTTGAAGAGGGCAAATTTTCCCTTGATGCTGGACTCTTAGCAAAGGCACCTCTCGCTATGTACATTGCTTACATTGCAGAAGAAAACGATGTTCCGTATCGTATGTTTGAGCGCGAGGATATCAACGAGGATCGTCGCATGGACAACAGGGATTACCTGAATGTCATGAAGACGAACAATCCGAACATGTTTGCAGTTCTGAAAGAAAACATGAACAAGCTGGTTCGAACCGGACTAGATGCGCTGGACGAGGTGCAAAACAGTCCGCCACAACAGCAGCCTCAACAGCAGGAACGAGGCGGTTTTATGACACAAGAAGCGCCACCTGAAGAGGTGCAAGAAGAAGAAGGAGGAGATTCATAATGGACCCTATTACTTATGGCGTCGTTATGGGCTTGGGTGAGTCTTTTCTTGCGGGTAAAAAGGCGCTATCAGAAGCTGCAAAAGAAAAGGCAGAGAAAGAGGCAGAAGTCAGACAGAATAGTCTGGATACGTTTGTCACGTTCTATACTAGCAAGGACAACAGACGAGTTGCTCAAAATCAGCTTGAAACGCGAAGTCCTGTATTCTTAGGTCTTTTAAATCAACTTCCCGCCCACAGTCAAGCCGCCATAATCGGAAATGCTCTCGGTGATCTCAGTCTCACCGATACAGAATCCCAGTATCTCACTGCCATAAACGGAACTAATGGCACAGAAATTGCACGCAGTCTTGTTGTGGACATGAATGTTCAAAATAGTTTAATGAAAAGTCCTACAGGCAAGGGGGTGTGGAGCTTAATTACATCTAAAGCTGCAGGCGGTCTTTCTGTGGCAGAGCGAGACTTGTTTAATTCTCTTCCAGAGGATGAACAACAACGGTATGATCAAGCGCAAACGCTTCTTGTCAACTATCCCAGAGACAGTGTCTTCGGCTCTATTCTTGCTCAGATACGAGAGCCTGTAAGCAGCGGATACGTGCCGCTTGACACAGAGTTTTTCAACAGCATCAAGAGTCTGCTTCCTAGTCAAAGCGGTAAAGATGACGACGAGACACCAGTTCTTGCTCAAGGAACTTTAAAGGCTCTGGGAGCAGCGAGAAAAAGAATTCTTCCGTACGTAGAAGCCCCCATAATTACCACACCAGAGGACCCGGAAGGAAGCCCCGATCCTAACTTTGTGCCCGATCAGAGGGCATTCAAGGACCTTCTTGCCATTGATATTCTACTAGGACAATACGGCACGTCAAACGGACTTGATGCAGATGCGGATGCAGAAACCATATCTGAACGTCTGCAAAGGATCGTAGACTCACTCCCGTCCAGTGAAATAGCAGATAAAAGCGCTAGAAGAAATTTTGCGCAAATGTCTCTAATTAGTCTTATGGGAGCGGCCTCAACGGACGAGGGAGGTCTTCCCACAGAAGCTCAAAAGCAATTCAGGAAGATGCTAGAGCTTACCGAAGAAAACGGTGCCGGAACTCCCGGTGCGTTCAGCGCGGAAGACTTAGATAATTTCAACGTAATTACTTCGATTTCTGAGATGGCAAACGAGATCGATAAAAATCGCAGTATATATGGTGGGGGTCTGGCTGTCGATACGAAAAAGTCAAGGCAAGAGGACCCCGCAGGCTGGTTGTTTGCGATAGATGCCGCGATAAAAAAGGGTCAATTCACGGACATGACTGGCGATGAACAGCAAGAGTTTATAAGCCACTTGACAGAGGCGTTAATTACAGATGCTGACCAGCGAAGAAATATGAAAAATGAAGCAGGTGAGTCCACTCCTGCTCCCGGCCGTGCCTACAGACAAATTTTCAAAAACATATACAAAGCTATTCCTACAGAAATGGACACCATCCTAAATAACATGGGGTTCACAGCGGTAAACGAAACTGCCTCAGGGGCACCTAATGTACCGGCAGCGCAAGTTACTGCCATAGGCACGCCTCTTCCAGAAACACAGCTTCTGCTTGAAACTGGTCAGGTCATCAACATCAATGAACACGCCGTCAAGTTTGCAAACAGCATGGGTATGACAACTCACGCCATGTTCAAGACTGATCTACACTTCGGACTTTTGGACTTCGGATCATCAGACCCTGCACGCTTGTATAAAGCGGCAAACAGTGTCAAAAATTCAGGGATTTTTGCAAACAGAAGGGATCAAGCACTATCACAAGACTCTGCTGTAAAACTCGCTCAAATATTTGCAGCACAGGGCATAACGGATATGGCGGATCAGATTCGAGTTGTATCCACTGTCATGAGCAGCGACATTCCGCAAAAGTTTCAACCGGCTAAATATGACTATGCTATGTCAGAACAGAACTTCAATGCGTTCATGATGCAGGCTACAGGCGGACAGATCAATCTCAAGGACATCTCAAAGTTAAGAACGAACACGAACGACTTTTTAAATGTTGCTACGGAAGTCAGAGGATACTTGGAGAATCTTGGTGAAGGTTCCAGATTTACTGATAATCTCTCTGCATTCATTCTAAATATAGGTGGCGTAAAAGGAAACCTTGTGTCTCAAGCATTTCAGGGTGGATCAAACTTGCTTCAAGAATTGGGCATTTTCAAAGAAGCGGATATTCGTGCTGCAGACGGATTCACGGCAGCAGAACAGGCTAGAATGGTGCAGGACGTAGCGGATGAATTCTTTAAGAGTGAATTCCTAGAAAACAATGCATTGCTCAAGCAGGCGCTTGTCACGCTAGCATACAACTATGCAAAGACTATGGACCCGTCTGGACGCATCTCCGAACGAGACTTTCAGGCTGCTCTAGATGCGGTTGCTGCGGGTGATCTAGACGTTCGTGAGACTCAAATTGCAGTTGTTGAAAACCTCATCTCTAAGGCACGAGAAAACTTAGGGTTCTTTGACGGCGTCTTTGCTGTGGGTGTAGAGAGTGCAGCAGGCGGTCAAACGTATCGTCCTACCACTGCTACGATACAGAAGGCTCGTTCCATGCGGTACTATCGCCAGATACAACAGAATACGATGGGCATCGAAAAGGTTACGATGTACACTCAAGATGTTGCAAACTTTGGCACTGGCATCGGTGGTGCATTCCCCAGTAAAAAAATGAAAGACAAGTACACATTCTTACCTGCCACAGGTCTAGGCACACAAGCCGTGCAGGACAGGATATTTAGGGTTCAGTTGAAGAAGAGGGACGGTACATCCGGTGACTTTATACCCGGTGTTCCTCTCTACATAGACGGCAACGGCGTCATACTCACGCAGGCTCGAATGCAACCATATCTCATGGGAGCCACATAAATGACAGATTTTAGTCTAGACTCCTTGATACCTACATACGAGCAGTTTATTGCCGATAAAGGACCAGAGATAGAGGCAGTAACAACTGAAGCATCTGCCGACATCATGAACGATTCCTTCGAGCAGGCGCTGTCAGGCGAACTCGACATGAACCTTATGTTCTCCGGAGAGAATAACACTCCTTTGCCGGTGATAGATAACACTCTGTACGCTTCAGTCAAAGAGGCAAAGAAGGCAGAGGATGATGGAACCGCCTCTCCGGAACAAGTCGCTTTGCTGCAACAGACGAGGGACCCTAACGGAGAAGTGCGTCAAAACTTTAACACGTACTACACCTTCAGCGACATGCCGCTGGAACCGATCATCACGGGCGGTAACTACCCTATCGATCCGAGAGATGGTCAAATGATCCCCGGACCAAGTCTGCCCTCGCCTATCGATATACCTGTGCTTTCCGGAATGAAGGAATTCATCACTGGTGCGCGAGCATTCAGCCCTACATATGCTGCGGCTGAAACTAAGGCAGAAGATGGAAGGGTTCTTGTAGAGTGGATGGCTACACGACGCGATGCGCCCTCATCCCCCGTCATTCGTGATGTTCTCACGCAAGCCCTGAAAACCGACATGGTCGATCTCGTAGGGGAAGGTATATACAACATTGCCAACAGCATAGAAGCGGGAGTAAGGTACCATCTTCCTAATTTTACTAGACAATCTATAGACTGGGCAACAGGCTTAGTAAATATTGACACAGATTTTGCACGTAATGAAGACGAATTAAGGCAGGACCTAGAGACTTTTAGGAACAGTGCAATTTTTGGGGACCGGCAACAATTTGTAAATAATATCATCCGAGATCAACTCCGGTTACGTCTAGGTGAAGAAGAGTTTAATCGTCTGGGATTCAATGAAAAAGTAACTATCGATGGCGTAGAGAGGTTCAAGAAAAACTTTGTATCAGCCGAGTTTGCAGACGGACTCCTAGAGGCTGTATTTGATAGTAAGAGTTTGCCTGAAAAAGTAGGCAAATTAGTTGTAGAAGGTTACGGTGTTTACAACCTCGTTGCACGCCCCGTAACATTCATAAACAATTCTCAACGAGCGATTCGACGGAATATCATAAGACGAAAAGGTGAACCCGTTCCATTCACTCTTGAGTCCACAGTCACGGCTACGGCTATGGCTGAAACGATGTCAGCGGCGCGAGGAGTGCCCGTACAGCAGATAGCTAAAGAACTCGCTCTTGAAAACACAACTGCAAAGTGGTGGCACAGGTGGCGGGCAAACTCCATAGCACAGGCCATAGGTGACAAAGCTGCGTATAAAACTATCAGCAGCAGTCTGGCGGAAAACTCTGCCAAGATCGATGACTTAAAACTGCAACTCAAGCAGGCCAAGATGGAGAAAAATTCGGCCAAGATTGCAACTATAAGTAACGAGTTGAGCAGGCAGCGTGCCCTCAGTAACTGGGGCACTATACGTAGGCTTGCTCCCGGACTTCGCAGGTATGGCATCCATCCTACATTCGACGTAACTATGGGCCTAGCCATGATTACAGGGCGTAACATGGCAGAGGGGCCAATAGGAGAATTTTACGGTGCCGTCACATTCATGGGCTTATATGGAGCTAAATCTTTTTTTCAGTACAAAGTTCCTCTCGTTGGTAACTTTGCCGACAACATGGCTTTTAAGACGCGGGCAAATACAGAAAAACTTGTCAGCAGTGCATTTGCTCTCACGGGCGCAGCAAAACGAGGCTTTGCAGAGGGGTGGCTAATCAATCCTAACTTAAAGACTGTTCTCTTTGCTGACGACGCTGCTAAAAGCAGGATGACATCCACAGAACTGAAAGCTATGCGTGACATGGCAGAGGGCTTCATGGGGATGCCTGTCGCAGAGCGTCAGGTCATAGTAGACTCTCTAGACCAGTCATTTCAAGACATAGATACAGTTATAGGTCCTATCAGCGAGTATCTTGAACCAAATCAAGTCGCAAAACTACGACAGACTCTCTCCATGTCTATGGCACAAGCTAGCGGAGCCAGCACCTTCTTTGCAATAGCTAGGGCAATGGACCTTCAAACGTCGGGACTAACAGCAAAAGATATACAGACGGTAAACAGCAAGCTCAAGAATAAAATATCGCAACAAGTTGATGGCGAAAGACAGGTTGCTGCACTGGGAGCTATCGTGGAATCTCTGGATACTCAGATTATGGAGATATCCGAAACGATTTCTCGTACGACGGATGCTCCACCAGAAGTGGTTCGCGCGAGACAGGAAGCGTTAGATCGTTTGAAAATACTGGCGGGATCATTCGAGGGAAGCTACGACTTTGCTGTAAAAGAACTGAATGACATGATTGCAGATGACTTGCAACAGTCGCGACAAATCATAGAAGAACTTAAAAATCCAGTAAATGTTTTTGATAGAGATGCAGCGCTCCTGTCGGGGCAGGTAGATACTCTCATAGAAATTCAGAACAGGTTTGACAATCGTTACCGACAGAACACCGCTAACAAGGGTGGCTTCGTAGAAGTTGCTAGTCCGAATGATCCTAATAACGTATCCATGTTGCGTCTCGGTGATGACGGCAGCAGTCGTGTCGCAGCAGAAGCGGGGCTACGACAGCAAACGGATGTTGTCAAAGAGAGTATCGTAAAGCTTCAGACCGCAATTATCACAACCGTTGAACGATCTAGACTGCCAAGCGATTCCGCAGACATTAGGCTTGCAGCAAGCGCAACCATATCAGACCTGCACAAGCTTACGAATCTAAGTGGCAAGCAGTTAGTAGATGACTTCTACGCTAAGATACCTGAAGTTAAAAATATTGAACTCGACGTTATGGGAAGCAACCTGCTTCGTTTCTTCGAAGAATTCAAGACATCTGCAGACGACAGCATAACGCGACAACTTGATCCACGCACCTTCGACGCTCTAGGTGGTCGTATGGGTGTGAACATGATTGAATCCCTAGACGGTGCAGCGGGAAGAGGTCTGCGTCTGTTTTTCTCAAATGAAGATGTTCTAGCTAGAGTAGCAGATAACTACAGGGAACTAGACATAAGCGTAGTAACTGCAGACGATGCTATTCGTGTCTATAAAGAAATGTACTACGGTGCTGATCCTCAAGAACTAGCTAAGATGGGCGTAAAAAACTGGGAAGAAATCACGGACCTAAAGCTTGCTCTCCGAATGATGGAAGACCCGGAACTGGACGTTCTCAACGCATCCACTCTTAGGTTTATCGCATCTCCGAAAGAACTTGAAACACTCCGACAGAGTATGAAGAAATTCACCACGAGTAACAATGATGAGGTATCTAAATTTGCAAAACTCGTACTGGGACAGATCGATAACACCTTTGAAAACTGGGGTCAGGGATTGAATGAGGATGCCTATAACGCAGTTGCAAGAGCGAGGATGGCACATAGAGTAGATGCGCAACGTAATGATCAGGGCACATTCGGATACAAGATAGACAAAGCGACAGCAAGCACTGCCAGAATAGAAGAAGGCGCTGTGGTTACAGGCACTAGCCGCGATATAGCAGGGCTTTTGAATCCTCTGGTAGACGCTGTTATGAATCCGACAGTGGACTCACCCCGAATAATCAAACAAGAAATGGAATCACTTCTGGCTACGTTTGCTCCCGTAACGTCGTCGCTGCCTGAATCCGTACTCACTGCCAGCCCTGCGGCAGGCAAGCTTCGCATCATGGAAGCTGAAGAGCTATCTCAAGCTGTCACATCTGTCATGGACGGTGAATCGTACGATAGGTTGCGTGCTATCGTGACCGTTGCACTAAAAAATGCTTTCTTCGAGCAAAGTAATATTAAAGGTATAAAAGCCTTTGCTGACAAAAATAAAATTCCCACGCTTCCCCCAGACAACGCGCCAAGAGCGATCCAGTATCCAGAGGCTGACTTTGACAATGTGTATGACTACCTAGCTTCCATTCAGGATTCGTTCATCGTGAATGTGCAACTGGCTGATGGCTCAGTTCTCAAGGGACAGCGTCTGTTCGACATAGAGGACATCCTCATGCAGGACAGGAGTATAACGGACGTAGTGAACGCAATTCCAGAGTACAGACAAGCACACGCAGACTTGCTGTCTCTTGCCAAGACAGAACTCGAAGGAATTGAACAAGGTGCAGAGGCTGTAAGAACACAGGAAATGAACACTCTCAAGCAGTTGCTTGGTGGTGCAGACTCCACAGTCGGAGATGGCTTCGTGGCAAATGTGCTTGAATCCACAAATGCAAAAGCTATGGACAAATTTCTTGATAGCACTAAAAGACTTGTAGGAACAGACGAGCAAATCACCGGAACCATGCAGGCTCTGTTCAGTGAAACCTTGAAGTCTGTGGGAGGATATGGTCCGGGACGAAGAAAAATCAAACTATTTGACGGTACAGAAGTGCCCACGGATTCTTATGGACGCCCTGATCAAGCCTTTGCACTTCTCGATGATGCACTGTCGGGAGGAAGTCAAGCAGGCAGAAACTTCAAACAATTAGCGGATGCTGCGGGCGTCACTCAAGAACAGCTAGAAACACTTCACGCCGTATTCCGTTTGTCCACCAAGATCAGCGGAGAAAGATTGGTAGCAGATGCAGCGGCGGGCACATTGAAACAAACTACGAAGGGTTTCACACTCGACAACGCCCTCTCAAAAGCCTTCAACCTTGCTAGAGGAATGGTCAGCACGGAATACGTTGCAGCAGAAGTCGCTATCAGATACGCCGCTCTCGCAAAGGGCAGGACGCTGGAGTTCTTGGTAAAAGACCCACGCTCCGCAGAAATCGTAAGGAACCTGTTGAACGATCCGACAAATGTGGACCCACCTGATGCACTATACTTTGCACAGAGTCTTATCAAGTTTGTAGGAAGAGACATTCCACGCGGACTGCTTGAAATCGACGCGACGGACAGCGACTACATAATGGAATACTGGAAGAGTCAGGGCATGGTTTTCGATGTGGATGACCGTGGTGAACCTACAAGATAGTCAAGGGAGAAATAGACTATGATGAAAAAAACATATATGAATGGTCAGCGTAAGGGCATGATGTACGGCGGAAACATCCGGAAGCCGCAGATGGCTATGGGTGGATCGATGAAGCCTGTGCCAAAAGAAAACAAGGGGCTGGCAAAGCTACCAACCCCCGTCCGTAATAGAATGGGCTTCATGCACCACGGTGGCAAGGTCTAGATATATCTAGCTGACTTGTCTATCGCCTCGTCTGACCAAGACTTCAAATATCTCAACAGGGTTGCTATGGAATGCCCCCCATCGTATTCCGGCAACCCGTTGTTTATTACGCCCTCAAATTCTTCGGGCTTCACGGATTCACACAAAAGTTCAACTCTTCCGTCGTTTAGTAAATTTGCTTCAAATTTAAACAGCGATGCTTTGTTTGACATCAGACAACTCACTAATAGGTAGGTTGTAGCAATCAGCCTTGAATAGAAAGCCGTTTGCGGGGTCTACGTCACCCCGTTTATACTTTGTTGCTTTTGTGTAGAAGTCAGTCTTATTTATTTCGCCCAAGACCCACGCACGTGTGCCGTACTCTTGGCCCCCTATCCTGATCCGTACAAAAATGTACGAGTCACAATCCTGCTTCGATCCGTGTGCGGCTACTGAACAGTCGTAGTGAGGAAACGGACGAGTGCGGCACCGCTTCGTCTTCACGTCGATACGCCTACCGTCTAGGAGTAGATCATAGTCGTGCGTATTCGCCTCTGTAGCCCCTGTGAGGTCGGCTACGATAAGCTCGCCTATGGCACCTACCACATGACTAGCACTGCCCGTGATACTGCCCTGTAGGACGCCTACGGTGGCAGTTTTCTTTTTTGCACGTTCAACTAACTCAGGCGTTATCTTTACTTCGATCAACGATCTTTCTCCACTCTTCATAGCAGGGATGATTCCGGGGGGGATTGTATTGAACCCATCCCTTACCCTGCTTCCATACGGGGGGTTTATTTTTTTTATCTGTCACAGATTAGTATCCTTTTTGTGGCATTCCACAGAAAAAGTAAAGTATTCGTTGTCTTCCCAGCGCGTCCAGCTGTCAGCCATCATTTCACACTGTGTTTCGGTCATGTCCTGATTAAGAACAATCTGATTGCCAACATACTGCCACTCATCACCCGTGAACCCCCACACGCTAATCACTAATACAAATATTTTACCCATCACTGCCCTCACGTTTTCTGTCCTGTTTGAATCTGTGTTTGAAGAACACCACAAGATTTATGACGGTGTTGACAGTGATAGCCCCTATGAGCCACCACTGCCACCACGTAGGCATGTCTCCCCCGTCGGTCATGCCGCATTCAAGTCCACTACTTCACACACACCTGCCGTACATGCAAGCTCACGAGAGCCGGATGTGTTGTCCTCTCGCTCATACTCAGACAGAGCCTGCCAGTCGATATCAAGGCGACCATACGCTTGCTGCCACTCCAGATAGTCTTCACGTTCAATGTCCTGATAGGGTGCCTGTTGATAAGTGTGATCACTGTGCGGAAGAAACGATACACCGGACGCTACATCAAAGTTTTCGTAAATCCACGCACCAACATCCATCCACTCGTCTTCCTTGACTGTGATGGTCACAGACGGCTTGTGTTCACACCAGTGAATAGCATACGCCTTCCACAACTCTAGCTGTTCGATAGCCGTCATCTGTGTTCGCGTAACAGCCGAGTCAGGCGATTTCATGGCAAACGAGAAGACAGTGGTTGAGTCCGGCTTCATCACATCGGCTTCATTGTACACCCCTTGCTCCTTGAGGAACTGTGTCAGTGGGTCCTTGTTGTCACCACGAACGGTGCGGATGTAGTAATCGTTGTGCCTAGCGTGAATGCCGCTTGCAGCGTCCACCAGTTGCGATACAGTACCCGACGGCTTTACACAGGTGATAGCAGCCGACTGAGGAATACCAAGCGCGTTCGCGTACTTTAGATTCGCGTCTACGGCGACTTGTTTCATTTCTTCGAGCCAGCGAGGGGAATCGACGGTCTTGGATAAAATTGAGTGATCCATGATACCAGTCAAGGATACGCCCAGCAAGCGTTCGTCTTCGGTGTTTGTTTTCCATACTTTCCTCAGATACTTGAAGTCAGTCAGTGTGGACTGCAGAGTGCCCAAGATGGTTGCAAGGCGCACCTTGCGCTTCAAAGATTCCAGTGTATCGTTTTCACGCACAACAACCTCTGACAGGTTGCAAAACTGATACGGACGCAGGATGATCTCTGAACAGGGGTTTGTGCCCCACATGTGACCCGTCTCACGTCGCTCGTTACGGGCAACCTGTGCATCAGCCGCACCACGATTGAAGATGCCACGCTCACCAGACTTGGACTCGTACAGGGCGAGCCACTCGCGCATAAAGGTACCCATCTCTGGCTTGCCCTTATAGGCAACAGAGTTGTTAGCCAGCGCACGCTGACCCTCGTTTTCCCACCATGCACCAGACTTGGCGTGTGCCATCTGATCGTCATTCAAGTTCGACAGAGAGATCAGGGCAGAGCGACGAACTCCACCAACCACCACGATCTCACCGATCTTGCACATCAAGTCGTGACACTCAATCGGGAAGAGGCGACGACCCTGTGCCTTCTTGAACAGTTCGACAGTAAAGACAAACAGATCGTTGAGCGGCCCCGGCCCAGAGGCACGACCACCCATAGTCTTCAAGCGTTCGCCGGATGCGCGTACCTCTGACAAGTCCCACATAGGAATCTGTCCCGCGTAAAGCAGAGCAATCAACTCGCGCAACGACTTAGCCCACCCCGGCTTGGAGTCACCAACCTTAATCACAGTGTCCGTGTCGTGCATCGCGTCACTGATGACGGGCAGCTTGTCCACGTTCTCACGCTCAACAGAGAAGCCCACACCCGTGCCGCACATCAGGATGTACATGCACTCATCAAACGCACGGGGGCTGTCTACAGGGATGTAGCTACAGTTGTAGCCACAGATATTGTCACGAGCGAGAGCCGGTCCCGCAGTCATCATGGCCCGCATCGATGGCATGATCTCCTGCCCCAAGATAGCATCACGAATGTCTTCAATGTCTTTCGCTGGCAGGTCGTACTGATGCTTGCCCTTTACCTGATAGACCATGAACTTGAGATACCGCTCTACGGTTTCACTCCAGTCCTCACGACGTTGCTTGTCCTCAAGCCAACGTGCATAGCGAGACTTGTGTATAAATTGTTGGTATGGTGTAGGTAGCATATTATTCATTGTTATCTTCCTTTGTTGTGATCAGCTTGTCTAAGTAGAAGCGGGCTTTTTTGAGGTCTTCGATCCCGTTTTTGTAGCGGTATCTCCAGAGGTACTTGAGGATGTTGCCTTGCAAGTAGTGTTCGAAGCCGTCGCCTGTCGCCGCTTCGATTGCATCAAGGCATTCGATACCTGCCTGATTGTAGTGTGGCGGGTGATTGACGTTATCATGAGTACCTCCGTTTGCCCACGCGATGTTTGCCATACTTTGCAGGCTTGCCATAGTCTCTTCCGCTGCTTTCTTTTTCATATAATCCTCGTGTCTCACCGATTATCTCCATTGCCCGCAATCGTACCTGCGTTCATACGACACTTCAACTTATAAATATTCATCTCTGCAATCTGTTGCAGACTAAATCCCAAGTCATCTGCTAGAGCGGCGCAGTACCAAAGAACGTCGCCTATCTCTTTTGCTATCTCACCCTTGAACCGGGGGTCATCGCGGTTGTCGCGAAAAATCTTTTTTACCTTGTCCGCTACCTCGCCTGCCTCACCGGCAAGTCCGAGAGCAGGATATGTAATTTTCATTCGTTCAGGATAGATGGCAAACTTGCGAGCCTGCATCTGATAGTTATTAAGGTTCCAGTTTTCTCTGATCATTGTGTCCTACCAAAGTCTATCTTCACTACGTTCGTTCCTTCTTCATGTTCAATCGAAGGACCTTCACTTACATCCCTCATAAGCCTCACCAGACCAGATTCCATAATCTTATCGAAGTCTGTCTCCAGCAACTCCATGATGCCATTAATAACAACCGTACCAGCCTCATAGAACTCCTCATCTTCTACAGTTGTAGTGTCGTACGCCGACACAGAAAAGCTTTCCTCATCAATCTTACGCAGTATGATATACCACCTGTTCGGCATGAGATTTGCTTTTTCAAACTCAGTGTCATCAATCGTCGTCATCTTTTAGCCACTCCTCTGGGATCGAACCTTCTGCCCACTTAAATCCATTCTTTTCGGCCCACGCACCGTACGTAGTCTTACTGCCCTTGTAAATTTTATTTCGTGCATTCAAGAATACGATGCGAATATCTAGATCAGGATGCTGCTCCTTGATCAACTGCATCTTTATTCTGTCGCCCTTGTCGAAGTATCCCTTTGCCTCGACGATTATGTTGTGCTTCGTCAGATGAAAGTCTGGTGTGTACGTGCGAGGCTTCGGAACATACGTAAGTTTCATTTTCTCGTATTCGTACGGAATTTTTTTGTTGCTAAGTTTTTTAGCTATATCTAATTCGAAGTTAGATCGAAATCCTGCTTTTCGATTACCTCTTTTCATATTTGCATTCCTATCGATCCCATTCTTTTTATCACGTACCCTGCCACTCGCGGGGAAAGTTTTTCTATTATAGATAGCTCGTTTGTCAAACGATTCAGTGGAACGCATACAATAACTCCGGAATGTGATGCTCTGCCTATCTTCTGTAGCTCTGACTCAAGAGTGGTTATGTCACGCTTTTCAGTGTCAGATGAAAGTGTTCCTAACTCTGTGTAGTTGTCTCGAAGGGTGAGGGGCAGACCCCTCTCATTCATACGAATACGAATGAGTCTACGATCACCGCCACTTTTTACATGAGATTCGACATAGACGTGATGAAGATTACTATTCATCTCCATCAACTCTACCTCGTAATCTCTCACGAAGAGATACGGCATATCACAGTTCTTTCGTTTTAAGCTTGGTGTACCACACTTGTGGTGGAGACTTAGCCTGTGAAGTCACACGGGCATGTAGTTCTGCTTTCGGCCAGCAGTGATGTCGAAAGCCGCAGAGATTACACTCCTTCGCAAGAACTTTGTTTCCCGTACGCAGGGTCTCACCCTTGCGACGGTATGTTTCGAACTCATCAGGATAGGGCTTAAATTCTTTGACATCTGGATTTGTCAAAAACTTGACGCGATCAACAGCATCTGCCAGATATTTGGCACGGTCTTCTTCCTGCCATTCCGGAGCCTCGACCACGGCAACCTCACCGCTTGACTTGTTGACAACAATCCATCCACCGAACGGCATACCAGTGGCGGCAGAGTACAGGTAACCCTGCATTACATAGCCGAACGGGTCATCATTTTTTAGGGAGTCGTAACCGCCGAACCCAGTGAATTTGTTTTTGAACGCCCAGTCGCTTGCAGACTTGATATCCCAGACCTTCTCAGTCCCTGTCTCGTCTCGTATGATAACATCAAGAGTGCCCCTGATCGTGTGATCACCGAGTTTCAGTTCTACTTCTCTCTGGGCATCAACTATGTCCACGCCTGCTTCCCTCATGACAAGCATGAGGATGGCCTCAGTGAGGTCACCGAATAGAAAACGAAACAGTGTATTGTACTGCATCGATTCTTTTATGCCGCGCTTCTCCAAGACTTGCTGGCACAGTGGCCTGCCAAGACCGGACATGCGAATGCGATACTCACCACGCTTTTCGGTGAGTTGTCTTACTACAGAGTGTTGTGTGTCTTTAATAAATGTAGAAATGCCTGCGGGGGAAACGCTAGTCTCCCCCCGCAGAGCCTTTGACATGTAGTCCTGAATGTTAAGCAGCGTTAGCATCTTTGAAATCCGCAGCCAGATCGATATCGCTATCGTCTGACATCAGCTTAGATGCTTCCCTGTATTCATTCATTACGTTTTCGTTGTGAGCCTTTACAGTTTCAGCGAAAGTCCCCAACAGTTCCTTATCGTCGTCCGTAATAGCTACTGTGCTATCGAACGTAGGCAGAGGCGTCCAGAAAGTGACACTGCCCTTCTTCTGCCGACTGGTACGCAGCAGGATGTTCGTCTGCGCCATCAGCTTGTTCTGCTTCGTCAAACTTTGGATGAAGTCTGCGATAGGCCGGAACCCTGACCGCTTAAAGTATGCGATCACAGGTTCATCCACTACCTCGACAGGCGTACCATCAGGCGTGTGAAAAGAGCCACTGATGCGACCATAGATTACTTGATTGCAGACTACCGCACGCGAGTTCAAGTAACGAACGTCATCCTTGTCAAGAGCTTCTTCTTCGTCGCGTGACAGTCGTCCACACTTGTTGCCGCCCTGTGTATCGGGAAACTCACCGCCAAACGAAGTCTTCTGAACGGACTTACAAGAAAATCCACCCTTACCTTCATTTGCCTCCGAATCCCACACAGAGTATTCGTAAGTACGCAGCAACGCTCGAAGCTTCACCTCTTTCGCATATATAAACTGCCCGTCGAGAAACATCTTCCAGTCGCCCCTTGTAAGGTTGTGACCGTCGTCAGTTTCCTGATCGTAGTTGATATTCAGACGAGGTAGTCCGACCTTCTCAGTCACGGCACCGCCCTGACCAGTCAGCTTCATCATCTCTTCGACATTATCGCTCGACATTGCTGCCACGATACTATTTAAGTCGTTGTCTAGTGCTTCTACAACTTCTGTCCCTAACATGATCCTTCGATCTCCTTTACATTAAGGGTTGGTAGATTGATCTTACTGATCTACTTCGTGCAAGTCAAGCCAATTATCGCCCATTTTTATCTCAATACCGACAGGCATGTCATAGCGGATGCCGTATCTCCGTATAGTTTCTTCAGGCAGGGACAGCATTGCTTCACGCATCAGACTGACACAGATATCTTTTTCATCAGGATGACAGTCAATAACGATAGAGTCGTGGACGGTATTGCAGATGACAGACATCAAACTATTTTTTATAAATAGTTTGTCCAGTCTGACAAGAGCGGCGGGCAACAGGTCCGCAGTTGCAAATCCCTGCACAGGATAATTGCATATGTTCGTGCGATGTGTCGCCGTGCCATACTTTGTCCACCGCGCTTCAGGAAAAGCATACTGCCTACCAGAGGGAAGGGTGATTACTCGCTTTTCAACGGCCTCTCGCTGCAGGTCTTCGTGCCACGTGGACACTCCCCCGTACTTTTCTTTAAAGGCCCTGTAGTAGCGCTGCTGGGCCTCTGTGCCCGTGGTTCCACCGTAGAGTGGCTTGAACGTGTGAGCCTTCGCCTCTTGCCGCGAACAACCTATGACGCTTGCTGTATAGCTGTGAACATCTGTGCCGTCACGAACATCATCATACGCTTGCTTATCGCTAGCTAGAAATCCTGCGACTCTGAACTCCAGTTGCGAGTAGTCGCCCTCAATGATCTTGCCGTTCTCAAAGCGACTCTCGACAACCTTGCGTATTTCGAAGGTATTACCACGTGGCATATTCTGAAAGTTCGGGTTACGAGACGAAAGGCGACCCGTCGCAGTAACACATTGCATAAATTCTGGATGTATGATCCCGTAATCATCGACATTGTTTTTCATCCCTTCTACAAAGGTGCCCAAGTACATACGCAGTGCATTGTACCGCACATACGCAGATGCAAACTCACGGGCTTGACCCGAAAGTTCTAGTTCACGTTCAGCCAGTGTGTCCTTGTCTGTCCTGAATCCTGCTGACGCAACATCTCGCACACTACGTGGAACGATCTTAAATCCTGCTACTTCCCTTGTCGGCATGTACACGACACCCTTGCCGCCACAGTAAGTGCAGATGCGAACAGCCTTGCTTGGCGTGCCATCCTTACGCACAGGCCGCACTCTGCCCTGACCCAAGCAGGTAGCACAACGCTCACCCACTGTTTTATACACAACATCTGTGTTGTTACGAACAGCGATACGAAACTCTTTGCCGGACATTCGAGTACGTTGCTTGGGTTTCATCGTGGCACCACGAAGCTCCATGCCCAAGTTGAACAGATTTGACCACGTTCCCTTGTCTTTTACTTTTCGTGAGTACAGAAGCATAGACCTGTCGTCGGGACTGGTCAGACTTATGGGAGTGTCACCCATAGCTTCACGAGCCATGTCATTGAGACGCAACTCAAGTTCATCAAGTTCCTCTTGATATTGCTTTTCAATCTCCTTGAGTGTGTCGATGTTTATACGCAGTCCGTTTCGTTCGATACGGGAAAGCGTATCAGCCATCTCAAAGGACAGGCGAAGGGTGGGCAGTAGACTGTTCGTCATTGTATAGTTCCTCAAATGTAGTGCCAAAGGCATCAAGTTGTTTCAGAGCTACTTGCTCCGTGCTTATGACATCAGCGATGCCATACTCTTTTACGATCTCCCACGGTATGTCGTAGAACGTCTTTCCCTCGTCCAGATACGGCTGGACAAGGTCTTTCTCTTTTTGCACTGTGTCATACTTTTTTGCAAGAGCAGCAAGTCCAAGAGGCCAACGTCGCGCCTTCGATAAAATATATTCTGCAACCATCGTATCATAGATGTGTCCCTCGTATATGAAACCGCAGTCACGTATCCACTGCAAGTCGAACTTGATATTCTGACCAACAACCAAGTCAGCGTAGTTGAGTGCCAGTTGAAACCCCTCCGTAGCAGCTTGTGTCGGGGGTTCTGTGGAGTGATAGTAACAGTCATAGACCACCGCACTACCACGCCACTTGTAGCCTACCGACACAAGGCGATTACCAAAGTAGGGTAACGCAGTGGTGCCGCCGTTCGGTTTGTCCGTGTGAGTTGTCTCCACGTCAAAGGTCAGGACGTTCATTCCGACTCCTCCTCGAACCGTTTCCTTGCAAAATACTCCGCAAACTTTTCGACCTGTTCTTCTGAAAGGATAGGCCACCTCTTGCGTGCCGCAACATACTCTTCTTCGTAGAGACGTTCAAGCGCTTCTTCGTTGTGATGATTACTCATATTCTACGCCTTTCCCAGCAGGCTCACGAAAAACAATCCCGCCAGCAGTGTAGCCATACCATCACCACCAGTGTTGTTCAGAAGACTTATTGCTATGAAGAGAACTATGAAAAATCCCATCAGTAGTACACCCCTCTCTGTACATCTATCTGTGAGTTGATAGGCCCGTGCCAGCCATTGATCTTGTTCTTTGATATGCAGATGTGACGCACGATATTCTCTACATCACTCGCCCCTGTCTTGCCGATCCCTATGATGATATCAGCCTCGCCAGCCTTGCCAGTCTTCGAGTTGTCCATCATGTTGTAGTCAATAAATTGACGGTCATGTCCGTCGTTCGATGCTTGACTGACAGCCCACACCAGCATCTTGTTTCGCTTGGCAATCTCACGAGCGTGAACGTATGTCTCCTTGAGACGCTCGTCCCCACGATTATACTCTCCGGACACACGAAACTTATCAAGCTGATCCATAAACATGATGTCGGGCTTGTTAAGCTTAGCGTAGGCGTCGGCTTCTTCGACACCCATGCCGACAGCGGCCATGACCTTGAGATACGGCATGATATCTCTCTCGTACAGAGGACTGTACTTGGCACGGTTTTCGTCGAGTTCTTTGCGTGTAATATTGAAGAATGACTGGATCAAACGCAACTTGATTTTTTCGGCAGGCTCCTCATTTGCCCAGTAGACAACCTTGTGTCCCGCTCGTACATACGACGCAGCAAGGAAACAACAGAAGGTAGTCTTGCCCACCTCTGGACGTGCAAAGATGATACCCAAGTTTCCCCGATCAAGGCCAGCCACACGCTCACTGATCAGGCCAAACTCAAAAGGGAAGTCAGGCTCTCCGGTATTTGCGTCGAGCAAAGCCTCTAGGTCATCCGTCACTTCTTCGTAAGTGGTACGATCAGACATGCGTCCGTCTTCCACAGACTCGACCATCGACCTTAGTTCGCCAAAGTCCTCGCTCTCGCCCGTAAATATTTCAATCGCTTTTTCACCTATAATACGAGCGCGATCACGCAGCCAGAAGTTACGCACCATGTCGAGGTGCATGTCCATGTTATTCGGGTTGCCCTGATCTAGTGTGGCGATAAGCTCTTGCGCTCGCTCTCGCGTGGAGTCAGGCATCGCAGGGTTTCGATCATTGAACAAGATCGTGAGTTCGCCCACAGTTATGTCGTTCTCGTAAGTCATGTGTGCATACGATATGACATCGAACACATCACGCATCTCTTTAGTGAACATGTCACGGGTGACCGTGTTTGCCACACGAGAAAAGAAATCAGAACTGAGGCAAAAGCCCAGTATTTGTTTATCTATCGATATAGGATCGTAGGAAGTCATTACGTTCGTCCTTCTGCATGTTTTTTAGATCGGTTCTAAGAACCATGAGCTTTGTCGGCACATGCGTGTGTAGCGCACGCACCATAGTGATAGCCTTGTCAGTAGCATCCTTGTCAAGAGCTACGAACACACGCTCATATTGTTTCAATATTTCGATGTGTTCAGCAAGAAGATTAGTACCCAAGAGGGCAACACCTGCCGTAGATTCAGAGACGGAACAAGCACTCGCACAGTCCTCAACGATAATCGCACAGGCTCCGCTGCCGCAGGTAAACGGGTGCTTACTGCTTGCGTAACGATACCACTTCGGTGACCTGCCGTCTATCGACCTGCCCGCTGCATCTACGACCTTACTGCCACTTTTAACAAGAAAGACCACGCGGTTACGTTTGAAATCGTACCGAATGTCCGCTCTGCCAGACAAATATGCGTCGTAAGCTTGCACATGTTTTACATAAAGTTCAGCGTCTAAGCTACGAGAAAGACTAACAAATGTGTCGGGTATCTCATAGGTATTACTGGTACGAGAAACAGGCAACTGTACTTGCGGGCCACGAAAGGCACGCGCTGCATATTCTTTTGTCAGAGTGATGCCTGTTCGACCAGAGACATTACAGTCGGCATGAAAACAATACCACAGACGCTGCATACCATCATCCGTAACACTGAACGTGTTTTTGTTTCCGCATACGGGGCAGTCGGATCGGTACTGCGTCAAGGCAGGAAAGTCGAGGGACTCAACATACCCACACAGCCACGCAGGCGACTTCGATGTTGTGCTGGTTTTATCTACAGACATGGCACCGGAATAATCGACATGACAAACCGTGTCAATACGAAAAAATATATTGACGACGCTTGACAAACCAGATACACATAAAGAACAACAACCTATAGGGGCTTATCTGTTATGAAAAAGATAATTAAAATCAACCCTGTAGCCAAACAGTTACGAAAATATGGTAAACAAATTATACCTGACAAACGTAACAAAGAAAAAGATAAACAAGCCAAGAAGGATATTCGTGATGGGAAGACCAGCGAAGATTGATGAGCCGACAAAAACCTACAGTCTGCTAATGTCTGTAAAGCAATACGACAGATTGTCTACACACTCTGAACGACTGCAAAAAAAGAGCAGAGAACAGGTGGCTGTCTCTGACCTAATGCGGGAAGCTATAGATATCTACTTGGAAGCACTGGATGACGATGACTATGACGGGGGACAGGGTGAAGCACAATCTGAAAACTAAGCCCCTCGAAATAGGGATTGTGAACCGCTGGCGGTGGGAAGTTGTTGCGCCAGTTTCGTCTGTTCGCATCGGGGAGACAAGTAAAGAACTTGTCAAAAGTAAGCAGGCTGTGGATTACCTGCGCCTCGTTACCATCTTTGTTGGTAAAAACGAAAAAGAGTGTAAAAGGTGGCTTGACACACACCGTCACATCTTGGTAAAACTGGGTATTCCCTACGAAGTTGGTAGCTTGTAGGGGGTGACGTTGTTGTGTGTGTGGAGAGCAGGGCTGGATTTTTCTGGCCCTGTTCTTTTTTGTATTGACGCCGTTTCTTTTTATCGATATGGGTTATGTATCGCAACAAGGAGGATGACGATGACTAGGTTATATCAACTGGTGATGGACAGCGCAAAGAACCCACTGTCCAACATCCCCGACCTCAACACCCGACATATGATCATGCAAGTTCTTGCGTGGATGTGGTGTATAATCTTTTCGTCATGGGTGGGATCGATTGTCGTGTTTGGTGTCAGTGCGCTTGTTCACGCAATCCTGCTTGCTGGCATTTTTATCACGTTGGGTGTGTTTGAGACTGCCAAGCGTAGGCCGCAGTATTTCGGTGGTTTAGGTCGAGGCAATGGAGGTGAGCATGAGTAAACTATGGGAAGCCACAGTGATTGTGGAATATGTGTTTGAATGTGACGGCAAAGATTTTGATGAGGCACACGAGGACGCAGTGCAAACCATATGGGATGCAGACAATATGTCGACTTGGAAAATCCATCTTAGAGAAATGGAAAATAAGCATGAGTAAGCGATTTTTTATCGAAGTTACTTTAGTTTCGTTCGGCGGTAAGCTAACGATTGATGTGTACGCCGGTTCCGAAAAGCAGGCGTGGGAAAAAGTAAACGACCTATTATCCCGCAGGCTGTGCGAATTAAAAACAGTTGCTGTTTGGAATGATGTCGGTCCTTTATTGGAGAGTGAGAATGAATAAACTGTGGCACAGGGTGAGGGACTACTACCTCACGCACGACGGCATAGAGATGTTGTTGCTGGCGTGCATGTGGGGTTCTTTGGCATGGATGGCCTATCACGCTGTCGTCGGTATTGTAAGGAGGTTCTTCTGATGGAAAACCATGTCGAATCTTGTCACTGCTGGCACTGTGGCGGCTACGGCAAAGTCGCTTACACAAGGGCTGTTCCCGATCCGATCTGCGGCGGCGACCTTGTCGAGGAGTACGGTCACTGCCACGACTGTGATGGCAGCGGGGGATTGTATCGCGCCAAGCTAACACAGACGACGGTAATCCGTGCCTTCTTGACACAAGCGAAACACGCTCTGGAAGATATCGAACTTAATTCGACAGACCTTGACACGATCTACAGTAAGATTGATGATCTTGTCGGTGACGTTGAACGCTACGAAACAAAGGTAGGTACACGGGATGAATGAAAACGACTGGGTAATTGTGTACGCTCCCGACGCTGATGAATGGCAAGTGTCTGATGGCCCTGTCGGTGAGCGTAGCATGTCATATGATTTTCAAACACGAAAGGAAGCGGAAGAATGGGTAAAGTATCTGACTGGCTAATCGAAATGGAAGAGGACGCATCGTACATGACGCGCCAAGAGTTCATCGACAAACACGGTGAAACAGTGATCGACATGTACGACGAACTGCAGTTGAAGTGGCAATACGATCACGCCGAACCGGGAGAGCCTGACGATGTGGGTTGATCCAGAAAACGACCCGAACCTCGAAAGTGTCGTCGACAAACTTGGCACGCTCAATAGACAAATCGACGACGCTTACTGGGTGGGCGACTTCATCAATCCCAACATCACAAACGAGGCAAAACGCTTACGCAGACTGTTGCTGGAGGGTAAACTGTGGGAACCAAAGTTCTGACAAATGACAAACGCACGACGCTATCGTTTGATTACGTTTGCGATAAGTGCGGCGAACCGGCCATGACCCGCGAGGGTGACCGGCTCCGCTGTCCGTCCTGTTGGCTGCGAGAAAAGGGACAACAAATAAAACAGCTTGACCATAGCGGATATCGGCCCTAATGTTGCCGCAACGATTAGGACACACGACAAGGAACAAACGACATGAAAAAACGTATACACATAAACCAGCACGTCATCCGCGCCAACAAAAAGAACGGCACGAACGATCCGGCGATCACTGTAAAAACGTATAAGGAAAATTTTTACGCTCATCGCGTCGGGATTAGTGGGCCATCGTCTGTTGTTTACTCACCGGATAAGCCGCTAAGTTGTGGCGCTCATGTGTGGATTGAGACTAACGAAACAGTAATAGCACATGGCGGCAAAAAGGTGAAAATCCTACGATGACAAAACAGGCCACGCTAATCGATCACGAAAAGATGATCTACAATATTACCAGCGTCTACCGTGACGCCGACGAAACGCAGCATGCGGATGGTTTGTTGTGGTATGACAATGCACAGAAGGCGGCGTATCGTATCGCGTTAAAATATGACGTTCCTGTTTATATCGCTGTTGCTGTTATCGCCGCGCTTTCACCTAACAACAAATGGTCACGCAACTTGATAAATGCCGACGCTTTAATCGGTGCCTTTGTTAATGGTGACGGCATCGACGCGGTGAAAGTCTGCACATATAACAAGATGAAACAGAAGGCATGGGACATCTTGGCGGCGCGTCCGGACTACGACGGCGCAAAACGTATGCTGAAAGGGCAAAAGATTACGTCGTTCTTTTGTGACATCATGGGCGAGTTCAACGTGACAATCGATGGACACGCCCGAAACATCGCTTATGGTGAGCGTGTCAGCTTGAAGGACGACCGGTCGAACATTGGCATCCGTGAATATCGCGCTTTACAAGCTGCATATGAGGCGGCAGCGGAACGGCTCGGCCTCATGCCCTACCAACTACAGGCGATCACTTGGCGCGTCTGGCGCGACCGGCACG